ACTTGAGAAAATTTAGTATCTGTTGGAAAGTCTTTGGTAGAATCGTCAAATCTGGAATAAACCAAAACCTTATCTGATCCTAATTCAGTATAAATATCATACCCGTGACCTCTAGATGGTGGAATAATTGGAATCAATTTTGCTACATCGACGCCTAAAGAATCGGTTGATGAGTGACCAAAATCAACGATTCCAAAAGTATATCCACTACCACCAGAAACGACTGTTGTCTTTGTAATCTGTCCGGAGGTGTTAACCTCTATATTTACTTTTGCCCCAGTTCCATCACCCTTGATATCATAAGTTCCTGCTCTATAAATTCCACTTCCACCATCTGCAATATATACAACTTTTATTTGATTATTATTTATATTTGAATCCCCCGCATCTCTTACATTTTGAATTTGGAAGTCGGTGGATGTTGCCCAATTGTTTGGGAGAACAATATATTCGGTAGAATCGAACTTGATAATATCACTTGGGGAAATGGTAAACAAATATTTCCAAATATATCCATCACCACTCGTTCCTGCAGCAGATGGTTCCAAATCAGTGAATATGGGTTCATCCTGAGATGTATTTCCTGCCAGGTTCGATAAACCTCCAATATCTCCATGCGACCCATTATACAAGCATATATAAACTCTAAAGTCACTATTGACAACAAAGTAGTTTGTATCATAAAGTCTTGCACTTCCCGAATTTGGAGCTTGATTGACAACACTATAGTCATGTCGATACATTTCGTATCTAGTGTTTGCAGTCCAATTAACCTTTTTTACAACTCTCCTAATATTTGAATTGTTTAGTTTTTTGCCAAATAAAGCAGTATTTCTGTAATGGCTCAAATATTGTTGATTATCAATAGGACTAGGTGGATTGGATGGAATATTGCTCCATGAATCTGATCTACCAAATCCGACAGAAGTTGGTCCAGGATTCGACAACCCTAGAAACACATAGTATGAATTATTAGCATCCAATACAGAATCTACAAAATTATTGGCATTCGCAATTCTAAATTGATCTGTTACTATAGCAGCCATATTACATAGTTTTTTAGATATTTATATTGTTTAATTGAGTGTTTCTGGAAGTGCCCCAGTCTTTCTAAGACCCTCACCTCTTCTTTGAATTGTTGGGAATGTAGATAAACCAACATCAACAGTTTTTCCAGTAACTCCAATAGAAATAGGAGATGATGATCTGGTAATCGTTGTAAACAATCCCCAAGAGAATTCTCCAACAATATCTCCACTAGTAGAAAGACCTGTCGTATTAGTTCCGGAATCAATATTGCATGTGACAATTCCTACTGTCCCATCGACAGTTATTGCACCAACATAATAGATATTATCTAAGAATATTGTTCCAATGCCAACTACAGCACTATCAGAACTATCGACTGATGTTACACCTGATCCAACCTTAGTGTTCTTAACAAATATTGGATATCCAACTTTCAAATCATTGCCAAATGCTGTTGGAGATCTATCAAGGAAGAACTTGATCCCTAATGGATGTCCACCTGTTCCTATGGTAGTTTCAATAGACGTTATTATTCCGGAGAAACCAGAAACAATTTGAATACCTCCCAAGTTTTCATAATTTGGACTGGGTAAAGGAACGATAATTTTTGGTGCAACAGTATATCCAAATCCTGGATTTGTAATATTAATTGGAGTAGTTAAAGATCCATCACCTCCAACTGTGACGGTTGCAGTGGCAGTTGTTCCAAATCCAACACCAACACGTAAAGGATTTTGGAACTTAACATTAACAGTAGATCCAGTGTATCCACTTCCACTATTGACAATATTAAGAGAACTGATAGTTCCACCTGCACCAATAGTTGCAGTAATATTTGCTGATGAAGTGTCTTCTTTACCATCAACAATAATACCTTTCAATGAATTGTACGGTCCAACACCAAGGTTATATGTGAAATTACTTACATCATCAACAAAAATTCTAGAATCTGAAGTTGAAACATCTTTAATAATTTTTGCAGTCGGATATACTTGAGAAATTGTAGATTGTCTTGTCTTGTAGATAAACTCACCATTAATTACTCTATCGGTTTTTTGTTTTGTCCATGACATGGGTTTGTCATTGACTTCATCAATTCCTTGATCATTATATAAATTTGTTTCAAACTTATCTGAGAAAGAGATATCAAAAACAGTTCTTTGATCTTGAGTAACTGTTCCAGAAATAGTATCATTTTTAAATACCTGAACATTATCACCTTTTTCCAAAGTTGGAATAATATTTTCTATTTGTATATCATCTAATCCTCTTGTCCCTCTATAGTAGAAAATGTCAATATCATCACTTGGTTTTGGAGCAACACTGAATGAAAATGACGTACCACCATCAAAAGTATATGCATCTCCAGGACTTTGAAGAACACCATTGATGAATATTAATAATACATTTTGAAGATCTATAGTAGAATCTTCTGGTTTTTCAAAACTAAGAATCGATCCATTATAGAATAGTGGGAATCTGATTCTTTTTCCATCCTGATAGTTTTTAATAGAATCTATGAAGTCAAGTTCTCCAAACTGCCATGCTCCAAAATTATCAGTAAATGTTTCTAGTACAGTTATTTCAAAATCAGATAGTGGAGATGCTAATCCAGCAGCAGTGACTAATCCAACTGGTTTGAATACGTCACCTTTTCTGAATGCATATCCAGATCTTGCAATAGAGAAACTATTAACACCAAAGTATGTTGATCCAACACCTACTGTTGAACTTGCATCAACATTGACATTAAGCAATAATCCAGTTCCAGTATCAGTTGTTGCACCCACACCTATTCTAGAAACACCGGTTATTTCAAGGTTTTCGTATGAAGGTTCCGAAACAAATATTTGTGGATTATTATATCCAGAACCTCCATCAGTAACGGTAAAGAATAAAGTTCCACCAATACCTATTGTGGCACCAATGGATGCTACAGAACCTGTATGACCTTCCTCATAAACGCTAACACCGATTGAAACAATTCCATTATATCCAGATCCAACGTTGTCAGTTGCTCCAAGACCAATACTATTTTGAATAACTCCACCACTGACAACAGCAGTAACTGAAGCACCAACAAGAGGTGCATACCCAAGTCCACTAGTCGATCCAAGAGAAATAATAACACCACCTCTAGGAATTTGGTTTTGATTTACATCAGATTCCGAAATCAAAATACTATTTGGATCTGCTATATCTGTTCTAATACCACTGAATACGATAGAAGATATTCCTGTAGGAGAGGTTTGCTCAATAATTCTGAAATTTCTTGATGGATTATTTTGAGTTGTTGGAGTTTGGAATATCCCATTGATAAACACTACTCCATTTCCACCAGTAGTTCCAATACCAGCGGTATTTGCTCCTCCAACAGTTAATGTAAATGTTCTACCAATTCCACTAAATTCATCAGAAATATCATCATAAACTTGGTTTGTAGTGTAGTCACTCCTAAGAAACACTCTGCCAGTAAAGTCGGAAGTTTCAAACTTTAAGTTTCTACTATCTCTAGTAATACTTAAATTACCTCTCGGTGCAGTTGTAAAGAAAATACTATCTCCAACAATATTGTAAGATCCTTTATATATTCTAGTAGATGTTGAATCAGTATGTGATGTTGCAGAAGACCCTACGTAACCTCTCTCAACCTGAACTAATTTTTCAGTTCCTGTATTGGTAATGGGTCCAATATTTGTTGTTCCAAACCCAACATTAACAACTTTCATATATTCATCATCTATTTTCAGTAGATCAAGAGAAACTATACTTGTGATTCCACTTAAAGCAAATGTTGTTGCAGAGGTTGTGATTCCACCACCATTTCCACTTAATGTTTGAGAGATTTTTGTGAATGTAATTGGGTATTGTGCAATATTATCAAGAGTAATAATAGTTTTTTCATTTCTCTTTGCCATTGCAAATTGATGAGCATTTCCTTCACCTAAAGATGTAAATGTTACTGCTGTTCCTGATTTTGTTGTTGATATTGAGAACTCGTTATCGTTATTATTAACAATAGCAAATACTTGTGTTGGTAGTTCTGCAATAACGGATCCATTCTTATACATCATTGGAGTTGATCCAACACCAACAAATGTTGATCCTGGAGTATAAACTATTTCCTCACCATTGCTGAAGAAATGATTATCGATCGAAAATACTCCTGTCGATTGATTGAGAATATTTGTATTTGCTGGATCAAATGTTTTGGCAAAAATTGGAGTATTGTTTGATTTAAGTACAAAGTCTTGTTTATTAATTCTATCTCCATTGATTGCAAGATATTGAGAAGTATTTACAGTTTCCACAGAATTTCCATACAAAAGATCCGGTGCTTGATTTGCAAAATCGACAATCGTATAAAGACACTCATTGAAAGAACTAATTTTAAAATCTCCAGTAAAACTTGGATCTGGATAAAAATTAATTAGAACATTATCACCACTAAACTCTCCACCAAATGTTCCAATACCAGACGTAGTATCAAATTCATCAGTTCCGGATAGTGAAAGGAATGCAGATTGTTGAACATAAACGTTAGTTTTGTCCTGAACCATCATAATTTGGTGAATTGATTTTGTAGATCCAATACTAACTTCAACTAAAGATTTCGATGCATCAAAAATATTTTTATTTAATATTAAAAATGTCGTTGCACCAGACCCTACAGCAAAATCGGATTGATAAATTGCAGATCTTTCATTACCCACTGGTTGATTTGTTAAAATATATCTGTAAGTCCCAACACCAACAGCAGTTGTTCCAAATCCAACAATTCTACTTTTTACAACAACATCTTCATTGGAATCATTATTGAAAGTTAAATTGACTATTCCAGAATTAATATTTGCCCCAAATGATCCGATTAATCCACTAGATGCTGAAAAATCTTCAGTATCAAAGTAAAAGTCTGCAATATTTACATTAGTTCCATCATGAGTTAAATATAACTCAACAAAATTCATATCATTACTATTTTCTTTATAAATCTGTGCATTGACATGAAGTGATGTGAACTTATCAGTTGCAACTCCAATAATAGTTGAAGTAATTCCAGTAATAACCTCCTGACTACGGGAAGTTAGATTTATAAATCCGACTGATTTTGTTCCTATACCAATAACTTGATTATCAAACTTTTTGTAGATCCATTTAATATCATACTCAGTATTAAATGGATCTTCTGGAGTAAACCTGAGATAATTGGCACCAAATTCATCACTTTCTACTGAGAAATCACCGTACTGTTCTCCATCCTGTGTGGTAAGTCCAGATCCGACATTTACTAAAGACTGTTTTTCTAAAATAGCAATATTTCCATTATTATTATTCTTTAATAAAACTAGGTTTGTAAGTTGAATCTGATTTTTGTTATTCACATCAGAAACTTTAAACAAATAATTATTATATGATCCAACATCATCCAGATTTAATAAATTTGTATAAACAAATGGTTCATTTTCAAAAGTATTAAATTGATCTTGAATATCGTCAATTTTTAAAACAATATTAGATCTGGACTCATTATAATTTCTGAGTCTTTTGTTTGATAATTTTAAGAATTTTGATCTTTCATTGACCAAATCAATATCTTTCACAAAATCAAAGTTATTAATAGTATCTACTCTTTTTTCATCGATATAATCTCTTACGATTGTTGTATTGTCTGAGAAACTAGAGATTCCAATCTTACCATCTTCATCGGATATTACTTCCGTATCTGAGAAATTTTTAGTTCCAACTGAGTGAACCAAACTATTGACTGGTGTCCTAATGTCTTTCCATTGTTGATTACTCTTAATAGAGTAAGAAAGATTTTGATAATAATTATTATCCGCAAGAACCTGATAATCTTCATTCAATTTTCCAGTTTCTGTATTCCAACCTTCGTCTTTTCTATTGGAGAACCGAATCTCATATATTCCATCATATTCAACTAAAGATTCAATAGTTGCAATATTTCCAGATGTTTTTCCTTCAATTATCTCATTAGTAGATAAATCATAAGATCCAAATACTTTAAGAGCCCCAGTATCATCATATCCAGTGACTTTTAAATCTCTCTCTATACCATTACTAATAATTTTTTCTCCAACTTCAAATGTAGATGATTTTAATGAAATTGTAAACGTTGGATAATTGTCTTTAGATATGATTGTACCAAAAGAATCTTGAATTGTTTTTGCAATTCCAGTATTAGTTCCTAAACCGGCAATACTAACAGTGACTTGATCATCAGATAATCCGGGTGTAAATTTATTTTCATATTTTGTGACCGTAAAGAACTTATATCCATAGTCACTAGAATTGAATCCATCTCCAGAAGCACTATACTTTTGAATACCTTCAAGGAAGACCTTATCATTCACTGCAAATGGATCTGTAATGAATCCTTCTAATGGTGTTGTAAGAATGCAAGTAAAGATTCCAGTATTTGATGATTGGACTTGTTTTATACTAATTCCATTGGTATTATTGAGAGTAAAGAGTTCTGCTGATTGATCCGAGATTCCTTTTGGGGAAACATCAATATTCAAACTTGTAATTGAGTTACCTGTCAATATTGGTTTTATCAATCCATTATCTAACACAGTTCTTGTGTTGTTGTTAACAACAACAATTTTAGGTTCTGAAATATATCCAGATCCACCAGATGTTATGGTAACAATACCAATCGTATTTGAATCCTTTAACTTAATATTTGGAGATATGAAAGCTTCTGGTTGTAATGTTTTATCGGATGAATACTCAAATCCCTCATTTATAATTTTAGTTTCTTTAATGATTCCAATTTCATCAGAATTGAGGGAAACAAACAGATTCTCTCCATTTGTTGAAGTCACATTTGATAAAGAGGGTAGTTTTTTATATTCAGATCCACCAGATAGAACTTTTACTTTATTTGCTGGTCCTGATGCTGATAGAGAAGTAGTTGTATATTCTAAATTATCACACTCTGTAGATGAATATGATAATTTTTCCGGTTTTTGTTGCAATGAAACTTGGAAAGTTGTAGTTCCTACACCAGAGATTGTATAAGTCTGATTATAAAAACTATTGACAAATTTAATCTCAGAAAAATTATTTACATCTTTATCGGATGTGCTAATATATCCTGCCTTTTCTAATGAATAGTAAAGTTTTTCTGGGAATCCCACAGATGAATGGTTGATTATATACGTCGCACCCGGTAGACCTGTAGTACCAACACCAATCGTGTTAAAAGTAGACGTAGATCCTGTGGATACAAATTCATTATTAAAATCTTGATCGTAGTAAACCTTAAATGCATATCCATTTAAAGAGACATCTGATAAATCAAATACAAGATTATTATTTACAATAGATTCTATTTTTGGATTGATTGGAGAAATAGTTTGAGATGATCCACCAGTTCCAGCAATACTTACCACTACCGGTGGATTTTGTTTGGAATTAATGAGGGTTTCGCTTAACTTAATAGTGTTTGAGTCTACTCTATAAACAAAGTAAGAACCGGTGCTTAAACCGGAAGCAACAGTATTTGCTTCATAATAAATCTTATCTCCCGTTTTCAAATCATGGGAACTAATAGTAATCTCATTAGTTAATGTATTGACACCTATAGATGTAAATCCTATAGGATTAATTTGAAGATTTCCTGTAACTGAATTTCTGTTTACTCTAATAGCAGTTGAAGTTCCTATTCCAACAGAAAGATTTGGTTTTACATTTAAGGTGATTGAATCACCAGCAGTTAATCCATGTGTTGTTGATATTGAAACAGTAGATAAAATCTTTTCAACTTTTCCTACTTTTTGTTCGAAATTACTTTCGAAGTAATAATCATCCGCATTGTCACCATTTGTTATGAAAAATACTTCATTGGATGTAAGGGAAGTTTTTATACCAATCGTACTTGGTGATTTATTGACAGCATATACTGTAGTTGGAAGATTAAATGGTATTCCTGTTGGAGAAGTAGAAATTGAAATATGACTATTGCCGTTTCTATTGTATGTTAATTTTTGATTTGTTTTGAATGGATGATCCTCTAAACTAATTCTTTGAGTGGGAATGGATCCCGTTATTGTTTCTTGTCCAAATGAATAGGAAACCTCATATTCAGTTCCG